AAAATAAATCCCTAGGGCTCTTGTTTATATCTCACCACTCAAAGCGGCTTTTGCAGCATCTTTTGCCGCCTTCGATGCAATCTCACGAACGATTGCTTGTATTGCTTTCCTGATTTCTTCGCTCATTCCTTTTCCCGCTCCGTTACCTTACCGTTTTCAAAGTCGAACGTGTCAGAAAACCGTCCGAATTTATCGGTAAGGTAGGCAGTCCCAAATTTAACTGCCAATGCCCTAGCCACTGCTCTTGCCTCTTCATAGCTTTCGATATTGCCACTATGGAAATTCATTCCGTAAGCACCAAAACCTACGATATACATTACTTTCTCCCATGGTTTAGCTTGCGAATGATGTTATCTATTTCAGACTGTCTGGACGTTCTAGTCTGTACAATCCTTAGATTTTGCTTTTGATAGTCATGATCTCGATAGTCGTCTAGTTCAGATTGAACCGTGTCTTTATCGAAGTCACCAAAAGCAATTTCCCATGCCGCCTCTTTATTGTCGCGGCAAAGCAAAGTGAAGTAAGCCATTTCCATACCTCTTGGCTAATTGGAAGATCAAACTAGAAGTTAATAAAGCCGCCTGCTAATCCTTAGTTTCTTAGCATCTTTCCGATATGTATTTGGCAAAGCATGAAGGATGAAAAGGCTTCTTAGTCATCATCCTAGCTTTACCTAGTTGGAACCGGTACATAACTGTCAATCCCGTTTTCTTACACTTCCAGCAATGTGCCGTGCCAAAGTCTTTCTGTTTCTTTGGCAATGCTGCATTCTGACGTATTCGCTTGTTTTGTTTGGCTTGCATTGTTCTATTCATGTCTAATGCCTCCTGTCCAATAGATTGGACATTTCATTGAAGTAAGCTTGCGTTGCGCCATACGTGTTATAGTTGACTAAAGACATTTGCATGTCTCTTTCAACACAAGTCATGGCATATTCTGTCAGAATATCAGGGTTAACCCTGCCAATTCCACAGTCCGCAAGCCACATTAGGCTAAATAGTTCTTTCCGCTTTACGTTTTGCATCTTTCTTTTCCCTTCGTTGTTGAAGGAAAAGCAAGCGGCTTGACTAACTTCTAGTCTTTGTTGTCTCACATCGAAGATGTTTCGAAGCAACTTCGTTGCGAGTATCCTAGGGATTAATAAAACCGCTTATAAAGCCGTTGTTTCTAGTTCAATCGAAGATATTCCTAGCTTTGCTAGTCAAAGATGAACGGAATGCACATCAAGATTAAACCTAATCCTACTATGCATGTTGCATCTATTAGCTCTATCGGGCTCATTTCTTTACCCTTTCATATTCGGCTGATGCAAAGCAAAGTTCAGAAAAGTTAGTATCGAAAGCTTCAGAAAGCCTTCTATTCATTGCCTCCCTGAAGTCTTGTGCCTGCATCTTCAATGCATCACGTTCGGCTTTAGTATCAGCCATAGCTACCTTGTCTTCGTATCTTGTCCAAAGACCATAATTCGTCATGGCTTGTCTAAGTTGAAAGGCTTGTTCGTTGGTTAGTTTCATGGCTTGTACCCTTTCCTTAAGGTCTGGAAGGCTTCACAAGCGGTTTAACTAATCCCTAGGATGGATCATGCGGCAAGAGCGCTAGGGCTTTCCTAGGGCTTCTATTGCCGTCTATTCGGTTGTCAAAGAACATGCATCGAAGGGACTAGGTTAACCCCTCTTGCCAGTCAGCTTTGCGCCTTGCCTCTTATTATATCGGGAATTGTGGCATAAGTAAGGCATGTCAAGTCAGAAACGGAGTTTCCTCAAGCCGTTATCTAACAGACAAGCCCCTAGTCCCTGGCAAAGTCATTTGCATACATATGAGTTTTCGAGGGTTCTGTTTTTGTTCCAAAATTGACAAGGAAGCCCGTAGAAGCGTGTTCCGCTCATAGTTGGGGTCCGATTACCTCTTTTCGAAAACGATGTCTGGTAAGCCTATTGGGTGCCGTAGAATTTGTCCAGCTTTGAACAAAGTCGTTTGTATACATACAATCTTTTCACGGTTTGATCTCGTTTCGTTCTATTTGTGTTACACTCGGAAATAATTCGTGATTTGACATGTCATATTTGGCCTTAATTGCGTTATGGTGTTTTGGATATAACGCTGACCGCAGACGACTTGGAACGTTCGTTCTAGCCACATCCTAGGTAGAATATCTATGCCATTTCAAGAATTTAAATTATTTAGTGATTTTTAGGTGTTTGTTCTCATTTTGTTCTTGACAACATTTTCAAATAATGTTATAATATATATGTAGATAAGACAATAACAACTAGAGTAAGCAAGCTAGAGTTAGTGAAGCTGACACAATAGAATAGACAATCAATAGTCTCTATTCTGCCTATGTATAGAATACACTGCGTGTAAGAGTAGTTGAGATAAGACCTAGATATTAGACCTAATAACAATCAACTAGTTAATTCAGCTAGACCAACCAACATTGACAGTAAGACTTAGGTAAATGTCCTTAAAGACTAGGGCCTAAGAGTAATCAATGAATAGGTCTGTCCTTTGTTATGCCTCTATAAAACTATACAAAGATAGACAGTCTAAAACGTAGGCGTTACTACCCTCCGAAATATCGTCCCCTAAAATATACTGTATATCGAGTATAACTAGACTTCGCCCATAATAACTCTGAAGTATAAGCAAGTCTATCCTGCAACTAGACTGTGCAGCTAGACAACTATTCTTCAGCTATACTTTATCCGAGGGTGGGGCGAGTGACATGGTGGGGGTAGGGGGTATCGTATACGTCAAATACATAATTTCAGAAAAAACGAACTGTAAAGTCTTAAAGGTTAAACGAAGTTAAGAGGTTGATTTACTTGAGGAATTTCCACCATATACCAGAAGATGTGTGGCAGATGTGGGGTCCAGTAGGTCAACAGGTATTCCACAAGACTTATACCCAAGTCAATCGAAAACAAGGTGTAATTATACATCCTGAGACCACTCCTTTAGACAGTAATCAGTGGAAGACGCTTGCTTGGAATGTTGCATGGCATGCTGCTACAGCGACTATGGACACCCAAATGGAATTGGAAGTCCTTTCTTGACTGTAAACAATTCAATCTTCAATTTATCAGTGGTCTCACAAAACCCTCAGAAAGTTTAAACCTTATGGTACGAAGTACCCTTGCCGATAACGGAGTTATCTAATGGCCAATCCAATCCGCCCTAGAGGGTTAAAGACCAAGACACCCTCAGCTATGCAACTGCCCCCTGTCGGTAAGGCTCTCCAACCTCAGGCCGATAAGGGCCTTTCCAGTATGAAAAACAAGCGTGGGTATACCTCTCAGGTCACACCCGGCAAGTTCGACCTCTCCTTCAATCGCTCATTCAAGAACGGTTACCTAGGAGGTTGATGTGGCAGAGAAGACAAGAGAGCTTACTCAGCAACAGAAGGACTTCATTGATCATCTACTCGGCGAAGCCAAGGGTGATTACAAGAAGGCCCTAGTCCTTGCTGGTTATTCAGAGAATACAAGGGCGTCTGATCTCATCAAATCTCTCCGTCAAGAGATCATCGATGCCTCGTTAAATCATTTGGCTTTGAACGCTCCTAAGGCTGCTCATGAGTTAACCGACGTCATGGCCAATCCTACTAAGAGTGGTGCGGTAACAGTAATGAAGACTGCTACTGAAATACTGAACCGAGTTGGTGTGTCCGCCACCAAGACTGATGGTGTGGACCTCAAAGTGCCGGCAGGCGGCCTCTTCATTATGCCTGCAAAGGAAGTTCCTTCAAATATTAATGACACTAAGGAAACAGAAAATGGTTAAGAAGATGTCTGGTGGCAAGGCTACTGCCTCGGCCAAAGTCGGTGCCAAGGGCACGAAGCTTGCTCCTAAGAAGGGTATGGCTAATATCCCCGTCAACAAGGGTAAGTAATTCAATATGGTCAAGATTGCTTCAGCGAAGTTTGTCGAACCCACGTTGGGCAAGCTTGGCGGTATCATCAATGCACCGGAAGGTAAGGGCGACAACAACTGTCCGGGTCCAAATATCAAGCGTAACTATCTATTCCTAGATACAGACGACGATACGGATTACAACGACAGCAAGCCTAAGAATTCACCTTCCTTCCCATCAATGAATAAGAAAACCCCTAAAGACGTCGCAATGGGGTCGTAAGGTAAATAACAAAATAATGAACGATTACTGGAAGCCCCGGCTTAAGACCAAACGTCTGCCCCACGGCTTTGAGAAATACGATCCTGATAAGCATCTTGGTCTTGTTCCTGAAAGTCCTGAGCAGTACTTCTATCCTATAGAAACTCTGACCAAGATTTTCGACGAAGCCTTTGATCAGCTCGACTCAGGTATCTCTCTCCGTCTCGTCTCTGAGTGGTTCAATGCGACCGCTACAGAGAAGGGCTTTCCAGTCATCAGTCATACTGGCATCCGTGATGTCTATGACAAGGCACGCCCCGACCATCCTGTTAAGTTCAAACTACCGGCCAACAGTAAGGGCCGTCGCAGGACAAGAGAAGAACGGTCGGCCTACATCAAAAAGAATAAGCTTGCCCAAGACCGAAAGCGACTGACGATGACTCAGAAACGCATCGAGAGGCAAGAAGCAGAACTCTCCGGGTTTATTGCGGAGCAGAAAGCAACCCAAGAAGAACTCAAGAAGCCCCTAGTCACTCTCGACTACACACTAGAGGGTCTCGAAGAGATCAAGGAAGAATTAGAACCTGTGTTCGTTCCTAACCCCGGTCCGCAGACACAATTCTTTGCGGCCTCGGAAATGGAAGTCCTATATGGTGGCTCGGCCGGTGGCGGCAAGTCTTACGCCCTCATTGCCGATCCTATGAGGTTCTTCGACAACCCTAATTTTAATGGTCTGATCCTTCGTCGAACTAATGACGAACTACGTGAACTCATATGGAAGTCCCAAGAGCTTTATCGACAGATATGGCCTAAGGCTGTCTTCCATCAACAGAAGTCCTCTTGGACATTCCCGTCGGGTTCTCATCTTTGGTTCACCTACCTTGAGCGTGACGAGGACGTCATGCGATATCAGGGACAGGCATTTACATACATCGGTTTTGACGAACTGACTCAGCACCCGACGCAATTCGCTTGGGATTACCTTCGGTCTCGCCTTAGGACTACTGATCCTAATTTGCCACTCTATATGAGAGCTACAACTAACCCCGGTGGTCCGGGACACGGTTGGGTCAAGAGAATGTTTGTCGATCCTGCCATCCCGGGTACATCTTTCTGTGCCACTGATATCGATACTGGTGAAGAACTACGTTATCCCAAAGGACACTCAAAGGAAGGACAACCTCTTTTCTTTCGAAAGTTCATCCAAGCACGGTTGTCAGACAACCCATACCTCTATAACGACGGTCGCTACGAAGCCTCCCTGATGTCTCTACAAGAGAACCAGCGGAGACGTCTCCTAGAAGGAGATTGGAGTGTGGCTGACGGTGCGGCATTTTCAGAATTCCGGACGTCTATCCATACGTGTGAGCCTTTCGAGATACCTGATCATTGGCTCCGCTTCCGGTCTTGTGACTATGGTTACTCAGAACGTCAGGCAACGGCTGTCCATTGGTATGCCGTCGAACCTCATACTGGTATTCTCTATGTCTACCGTGAGCTTTATATCAACAAGCACACTGGTATCGAGCTTGCTCGTCGTGTCTTAGAGTTGGAAAAGGGTGAAAAGATCGCCTACGGCGTCCTTGATTCGTCTGTTTGGGCCAATAGAGGCCAGAATGGACCATCAATTGCCGAGGAAATGATCCAGAACGGGTGCCGTTGGAGGATGTCTGACAGAACTCCGGGGTCTCGTGTGAACTCTAAGAACAGGTTACATGAACTTCTACGTGTTGACAAGGTAAATGGCAAGCCCGGTATCATCTTTTTCAACACTTGTCGTCATATTATAGCTACTCTACCGATCATTCCGAGTGACAAAGACTCAGACGATATCGATCAGAAGTACCCAGACGACCATGCTTATGACTCTATCCGTTATGGAATTCAAACTAGACCGCAGAATGCGTCAGATTGGTTCTCTAAACCTCAAATAGTACAGCCTTATCGACCGGCTTCACTCAGATTTGGATATTAAAAGGTTCCTTTGAATGCCAATTGCAGACGGAAATAACTCTTCTCTCGAAATGCCGGTTCCAAGTAACCCTAACGTCCTCACTCTAGAGGAACCAAAGGACGCTGAAGCCGCTAAGAATGAGAACCAGACGCTAAATTCTCTCGTCCAGTACGTCAAGGGCAAGATGAAGAGGTCTGAAGACCAGCGTCGGTGGGATGAACAACGGTGGTTGCTGGCTTATCACAACTACAGAGGTCTCTACGGACCTGATGTTCAGTTCACTGATGACGAAAAGTCTCAGGCGTTCATGAAGATCACCAAGACTAAGGTCCTTGCAGCTTATAATAAGATTGTTCAGGTCCTTTTTGCCAACAATCAGTTCCCGATTGGTGTTGAACCCACTAATAATCCACAGGGAATTAAGGATGCAGTCCATTTTGATCCTAAGGCACCCGAAATGCCAGACGATCAGGATGAAGACGAGGGTCTACCCGGTACATTTACCCGTCAGGACATATTTGATGAGGTTGGACCACTAAAGAAAGACTTAAAGCCCGTCTCTGACAAGCTTGAAGACGGTCCGGGACTTACTCCTACGTCCTATACTTGGGAACCCGCACGTATTGCAGCCGAGTTAATGACGAAGGCTATCCAAGATCAGCTTGAAGAGAGCAATGCAGACAAGGCCATACGTCGTTTTGTCTTCGACTGCTCCCTCTTCGGTACTGGTGTCTTCAAAGGTCCATTCATTCTTAACAAAGAGTATGCTCACTGGACTGAAGACGGTACTTACGCTCCCATCGAGAGGCTCATTCCTGACGTCTCCCACGTCTCTATCTGGGATATGTATCCCGATCCTGACGCAAGGAACATGGAAGAGTGTGAGTTTGTCATCCAGCGTCATAAGATGTCTCGTTCTGAACTCCGAAAGCTTAACTCACGCCCCGGCTTTAGAAAAGAAAGCATCGAGGCAGCTATTGCCGATGGCACCCACTATATGTTTAAGTATTGGGAGAATGATCTAAAGGATAACCTCATCGTCGATCAGGTAGATCGTTATGAAGTCCTAGAGTATTGGGGTTTACTTGACAAACAGATTGCTGAAGATCATGGTATTGAAATTCCTGAGGCTTTCAAGGACCGTAATGAAGTCCAAGTGAACATCTGGATTGCCAATAACCAAATCCTACGGTTGGTCCTTAACCAGTTTACTCCTGCTCGTATCCCCTACTATGCCTGTCCGTTCGAACTGAACCCTTATTCATTCTTCGGTGTCGGCATCGCAGAGAACATGGAAGACACTCAGCTCATCATGAACGGGTTTATGCGACTCGCTATCGATAATGCTGCTCTTTCTTCTAATATCATCTTCGAATTGGATGAGACTTTGCTTTCACCCGGTCAGGATATGAAACTCTACCCCGGTAAAATTTTCCGGCGTCAAGGTGGTCAACCGGGTCAAACACTCTTTGCTACTAAGTTTCCTAACGTCACGCAGGAGTGTATGCTTCTATTTGACAAGGCACGTCAGTTGGCCGATGAAGCCACAGGTATGCCTTCGTATGCCCATGGTATTTCTGGCATCCAAAGTACAGGTCGTACGGCTTCAGGTATGTCCATGCTTATGGGTGCTGCCGATGAGAATATCAAAGGCGTTCTTCGTAACGTTGATGACTATCTACTAGTCCCACTAGGCAAGGCTCTCTTTGCTTTCAATATGCAGTTCAACTTCGATAAGAAGTTCATCGGTGATGTCGAAGTAGTAGCAAGAGGTACTGAAGCCCTTCTTCGTAACGAAGTCCGTGGACAGAAACTACTACAGTTCATGCAGATCGCAAGCAATCCAATGGATGCTCCGTTCATCAAGCGCGACTATCTCCTACGGGAACTCGCCAAGACGCTGGACCTCGACCCAGACAAGATGGTCAATGATCCTCGTGAGGCCGGTGTACAAGCCTTTATCATGGGACAGATGAACCAAGCACAGGGTATTCAACCCCAGGGTCAAGGCGGTCAGGGTGGTTCAAATGCAGCGGGTGCTCCCTCTCCTTCTGATCCGACTGGTACTGGTGGCGGCAATATTGCTCCCGGTAACGCTCCTGCCCCTCAGACGGCAGG